TAATATTTTTTCGTCGTTTGTCAAACTTTCCAATATCAACACCCTGATAGTAACGACAATTAGAATATATTTCCAAAATAAGCCGTATTTCCTCTATAGATTTTTCACTTTCGTAATTTTTTCTACTAAAAACTTTTCTTACGGACTTTCTATCCCCGTAGGGATCGAAATAGGTTATTATTGAGAATTGTGTTTTCATGTTTTTTCTAGTTTAAAAATGGGATTCAATATAATCGGCTATGGCTGAAAATGAACGCCCTTCTTTATCATTTAGATTCATAATCATTTCTTGATCTTCTTTCCTTAACCCCATAGCTTCTAAATCTTCTGAGTTTAATAAATAATTTGTTTCACTATACTTAGTAATATACATAAGTCTAAAATCTTTAGGTCTTTTTTCCTTATAATTCCATCCATGCGCTTTCAATTCCCATATTCCTAAGCTATAAATATTACATAAAACGCCGATTGCGCAGAAGCAATTTTCATTATCTCTTAATACAAAACGACCTTGTTTATAGGCTTTACTCCGTAGAGCTTTTACCCATTTATTTTTTAATTTTTCGTTCATAATGTTTAATAAGGCTTGGTTTATAGCCTTGTAGGCAGATGGGGAATTGAACCCCGGCAATACTCATAATACTGCCTGCCTTTTCCTGCCTATACTCGTATTTTACGCCTTTCAAAGAACACCCTTACTTCTTATTCTTTACTGATTTCCTTACCAAGCTTAACCTGATCCCACCACTTGAACGGCTTACCGCTATTTCCTAACCACCTGGTAATTTTTACAAAAAGAAAAAAAAGAACGGTTTAAATAATTTCAATACCCTAATATACATATATATAATATATTATGTACATATATATAATGTAAAATTTCTGTTACATATTGCGATAGTATTATACCTAACTATTTAATTATCAGTGTTTTATTTTAATCTGGATAGTTCCTTTTCAAATTCTATCGGATCATTTTCGTACAATTTCATTAATCGGCTTATTTCTTCCACCGTAGAAATCCCCTTTCCTGTAATCTTATAATGTAGTATAGGAATGCATTTATGAAATCTGGGAACGTATTTCATTCTGGCTTCAGCCTGGATTAAGCCTTTTTTTTTAATGGATAAAGCCATTTCATAATGTTTTCGTACTTATGGGGAATCATAAGGATATTAGATATTTCCCTAATATCCACTACATTTTCCCTATTCCTGGCCAAATAATCTAACAACGCATAAATTTTAATGCAGTGATTTTCCCAAGGATCATTTAATATTCTTCGCACAACTATTGAAGCCATCAATAATGATCCTGAATAGTTATTTATTTTATCTATGGGGCCCCTTGCGGTTATTTTTTGTATCCCGGATGCGTTCCTTTTGCTCTTTTCCTGCATTGCTTTAAAAACTGTATTGGTTATTACATACAACCAATTTGTTTAATTAATATGTTAATTATCAGATACTTATAAAGTTGATTTTTAACCCTCGATTTTTGGAGGTCAATAATCTGCCTTAAAAATAGCTTTTCGCCAGAAGATTTACGAATTAGATACCTTTTTGGATAGGAATTCTTTTGAAAAAGGGGTACCCGGTTCTATAAAACCGATTCGGGGAGAGCCATGGGGGCCCTCAAGATCATATATAAGGCGCGCTGACGAAGGGGGTTAATTTTTTTTTGGTTCCATATTTTCATAAAAATGCCATAGTGCTATGCCACTAGAATAATTTAGGGTGGCACGTAAAAGTGTACTAAATAATATACAAAAAGCCAAAATGTGGCATAGTGAAAAAGAGGTGGCATAGTGCCAAAAAACCACTATACCACATTTTTTGGGTCAAAAAAGTGCCTCTACTAGCTGGAATCGATGTTTTTTTTGGAAGTGGCATAGTGGCATAGGTGGTATAGCGGAATGCACAAAAGTTTCTATATAAGGAAATATATATTATGTAAAGGTAGTATAGTGCTATAGTCTTACTGTATTATATATAACTCTTTATATATATACTATACCACTCTATACCACTATGATTTTATGGGTTTTTGGGCACGTTAAGGCGGTTGGCAGTGGTATAGTATGGTTTATGGTGGTTCAAAAAAGGGCTAAATGGCATAGACAAAGGTCTATTTTAGCCCCAAAAGGATGTATTTTTCGGTTCTTGTGTTCCCTTTTTTATGATGGGATAATAGGCTAAACGCACATTTCCCTTCTGAATTCGTTTTTTGACGTATCCCAGGGTTTTCAGGGCCCTTCCCACTTCGAGATAGGAAAGATTTTTATCTCCCGTTTGATTTTGGATATAGGAAGTTATATCGGCTGGAGTGAGTTCTTCGGTATGGGGAGTATAGATGGGGTTATAGGGTTCAAAAAATCGAACGATAAATTGAATTTCTTTGGATCGGGATTTAAATTCTTCAGAATAATGATTGAGCCGTTCAACATCATCATCTAAAAATTCGAAGGGGACCCCTTCCTGGTAGTAGTTATAGGCTTGGGCCCACAGTTGTTTTTTGTCGATTTTATTATAGATTTCAAAATTAAACCGTTTGGGAGGGGGCTCAATGACGAGGTATCGCCGGTTATCGACGGTATCTTTAATGACTTCGGTATGGTTACATGATCCGCAGAGGGAGGCGATGCGAGGGATTTGAGACTGTTCTGCTTGGTATTTTTTGGTAACGGAGAAAATCCGAGAGGAGGTCAATTTGCGCAAAACTTCGACTTCTAATTTGGTGCTAGCGGAGAATTCATCATTATAAACGATTAAGTTTTGGCTCATGGTGTTATAAATATCTTTGTTATCGAGCTCGGCTTCACCCCAATAGGGGTCCAGTTCATGGGGTAGGAGGCGGCGGAAGAATTCGGTCTTGCCAATGCCCACTTGTGGGGATACGATAAGAAGGATAAGCGGATTGGGCTTACCGTATAGACAGTTTACCACGCCGATCATCCATTTAAAAATAAATTCTTTGGCAAAGTCTACTTTTTCCGGTTCGGTTAAGTTTAAAACGGAGGCTAAGTCGGTCATACGATCTTTTTCATCCCAGGGTTCATTTTTTTCAAACCATTCCCGAATGGGGTGGAATTCGGGCCATAGGCGAGAGTTGATGACGGCTTCGACTTCATCTTTGCGAATTTGCTGAGGCCGAATTTTATCGAGGACATAAAACCAGAGGTCGTTGATGGTTCGTTTATCGACTCGGCGGCCATCAATTTCGGGGGCGTCGGTGAGGAGGTTATACCGGATTTTATATTTTCGTTTTAAGACTTCATAAATAATTTCGGGATGGGTCATTTCCTCTACCCCTTCTACCCCTTCAATTTCTATTTTTTCTTTGGGCACCGTTATTCCGAACGTCTTGGCTAAAGTTATAACGGCGCGAGACGTGGTTTTTATGAAGCCTGGGCTCATAACGTCCGCAAGGACGATGTTGTATATCTCCGACACTTGGATCTCATTGTAGGAGGGCTTAAATTGGCTAAATCCGAGAAAGTACGGTTCTCCTTCAGATCCTAGTTCAGAGGCTAGTCCATAGGCGATTTTCATCCAGTTGCTAAAGTCGATGGTGAGGTCCACTTTTTTTTCCTGGACTAAATGAACGAGCCTGTCAATATCCTTTTTTTTGTTGGGGGGCAAAATGGTAAGTGGAGGTGAGGGCAGAACCCGGTCAAAAACAACGGCTCGTTCGTTTAAAAGGTAATTATCGTCGTAAGAAAGGGGAGTTAAAAGGATGGAGGCTCCCTGATCCGGCGAAAAGGAGGCTTTATAGGTTTCCGATAAATATTTTTTTAATCCTTGGTAGGAAGAATAATGCAGGTGAGGATTAATTTTAAAAACATACACCATTTGTCCGTCGATCCCCTTAAAAGAACAATACAGGTAGGGGTCGTTTTTTATATTCGTGGACTTTATGGGCTTTATGGGATGGGTTGTCTTTATGGACAGAAGCCCCGAATGTTGAATCTGGTCCCCAAAGCGAAGAAATGAAAAGGTGCCACAGAGAGAAAAGGCCGGCACTTTGGTTAAGAGTTTAGACACATCTCCTGTTTGCTGGGCTTCTTGAATTTCTAAAGCAAAATTGTTACGGGCCAACAGGTCTAAAAACTCGGAAAAGTCTATATTTTTTACCGGCTTTTTAAAGGAGGTATTTTTGAATTCGGATACCTTCATTTTGCGCGCTTTGTAGAGATTCCGGTATCTTTTCTTTTCTTTCTTGTGTATCTTTTGATGAGCGAATCATTAATAATTTTGCTAACATCTAAAGTTGGATCAAGAGATCTATCTATCTCATCCAGAACACATTCGTATAGTTTAAAAGGGATTCTAATTTGAACAGGCTTCGAAATCATTGCACTACATTTGTAATGTCAATGTTATGGTTTATATTTGAAAAATGGAAACAAAATTTTTACGAGACTATCAGTATGAGCTTTCTAAAAAAGGGGTAGAAATTTTGTCGCAATACCATGTCTTGTATTTAATGATGCAGGTGCGCACGGGCAAGACCGCCGTATCCATGGAGATTTGCAAAAAGATGAAGTACAAACAGGTCCTGTTTGTTACGAAGAAAAAAGCCATTAAAAATATTTATCAGGACTACGAGGACTTTCAGTATAATTATTTTTTTTCTCTAAAGGTCATTAACCATGAGCAGCTTCAACAGCAAGCCACCTCTGGCAAAGAACCCGAGATTATTATTATGGACGAAGCCCACGTCTTAGGTTCTTTTCCAAAGCCAAACAAATTGGCCCAATTGTATAAAATTGTTTATGGCAATAAGCCCGTTATTTTTCTAAGTGGCACGCCTCACCCGGAGAGCATCAGTCAAATTTTCCATGCCTTTTCGATTTGCCGGTTTCACCCCTGGGCCCGGACCGACTTTTATAAATGGTTTAAGCAAATGGGATGTGTTAAGTTGGAAGTGGACTTTGGATACGGGCAAATGTGGAACTATAAAAATACGCCGGCCGAGATTAAAAAATGGATTATCCATCAAAGGCGCATGAGTAAAGAGGAGAAGGAGTATGAGGAGATGCTATTGATAAAAATATGCCAGGATAGCGAGGAGAAAATCCGGAAAGAGATTGAGCCCTATTGCCTAAACTATTCCCAAAACCAAGCCGGCTTTAAAAATATTATTGATGAGGAGATTATTTCCGTACCCATGGATGATCAGACCCAAGAAATCATAATGGCTTTAAAAACGGAGCACGAGTATAATTTGAATGTGGATCAGCATGGAATAGATGCGCAAATTATCGGAACTACACCGGCTTTGCGATTGATGAAAATTCATCAGGTATCTTCGGGAACGGTCATTGTGGACCAGGTGCGAAATGGGGTTGTTCGAAACTTTCCTTTTATTTTTAATTTGGATAAAGCCAAAAAGATAGAAGAACGGTTTAGTGAAAAAAAAATTGCTATTTTTTATAAATATCAGGCGGAGTATAATTTACTCTTTAGTTATTTCAAAGGAAGAATTACGAATGACTTAGAGACGTTTAATAACGATCCCAAAATGTGGATGGCTTTACAACTAAAGTCCGGAAGCCAAGGAATATCTTTACGGAAAGCCGACTGCCTAGTGTATTATAATATCGACTTTTCTGCTTTAGTGTATTTACAAAGCCGGGATCGAATGACCACTTCCGATTCTTTAAATTCAAAAATATATTTTATCTTTCGCACAGGCGGTATAGAGCGATATATCTATCAATCGGTTACCGACAAAATGAGTTATACCACCCGATTATTTTTAAAAGATTATGATGAACAAAATCCAATACATAGAAGCAAGAATTACCGACCTGGAAGAAAAACTTACCATGGAGAAGAGTGAGGTTCGGAAAATGACGATCAAGCATGAAATCCGAACTTGGGCTGAATATAAGGTAAAAGAAGAGCTTCATTTGTTCCACGAATGGAGAATTTTACAGATGAAGCAAAATATACCGTATATACCTGGCAGTACAACCCCAGTTATGCCCACTCATAATTATGATTGTCCTATTCATGATCATAACGATTCAATTTTTAAAAAACAAAATGGGATCACCGTATAAAGAAAAAATTAAAAAAAAACTGGAAGCAGAAGGCTTCTTTGTGATCAACTTGATTCGTACCAACCATACGGGGATTATGGATCTGTTAGCGGTAAAGCCCGGGCCCAATGTAAAATTCGTCGAATCTAAAGAGGTAAATGATCGATTGCGACCGGACCAAAAAATAATGTTAAAACGACTTACTGACCTGGGCTTTGATGCCACTTGCGACCAAAAATCAAAATGAATCCAGAATTAACGTACTTAGCTATTGGAATGGCGTTGCCGATTGTGATTTATGTTCCCTACCGTTTGGGATATATTCATGCCATCCGCAGAATGAATTTTTCTCGTACGGAGAAAGACTTTGAAAAGTTACAAGAAATGATGCACTCTTTACAAGAAATGGAAGAAAAAACCAAAAAAGCTATAGATCAATTTAAAGATTAAAATTATGAAACAAAACAAACCCAGACCAATAATCCTTTAGAATTTGGCTTAGAAGATCCAAATCATTCACTTGGTATTAGAGCATAAAAAAATCCCCAACCACCGTCTGCAGTTGAGGATTTATCAATGAAACCAACAAACCTATTTCTTTTTTTCGGCTTTTTTTCTACCCGCCTGAGCCTTTTCTTCAAATTTCTTTTTACCCATTTTTTCCATTCCGACCTTAGCCGCAATTCCGGAAGCTTCTTTTTTGGGCAAGCCTTTATCTTCCAATTTGTCCACCAATTTTCCAAACTTTCCCATGATTAATAGCCTTTTTTTGGTTTACCCATTCCTTTTAAAGCCATCAATCCATTGGGCTTGGATTTAGGCTGAGGATCGCCACCCATAATAGGGGGCATCGCTTGATTTTTATTTGGCTTTGCCGCCTTGGGCATTTTTGCCAGCATTTTTTTTGCCATCGCTAATTATTTCCCTCCTTTTTTCTTAAAATCCTCTGTGTAGCACCCTTTAGGACGCATCTTTTCTAGGGTATTCATACCTGGACGAGCTTCGGTTTCAACCGGTTTTTCAACTTTAATGCCAATGGTTCCTTCTACGGTGTTATCCATCAGACGTTCATTTTTGTTTGCCATTTTGTTTTAAGTTTAGTTTGACTATTTTCGTTTCGAATATAATCAAAACTATGAATATAAATTCAATTATCATACCCCATAACTACGTTTTACTTCAATTAGGAGCCCACCACGAAGTGATTAAAACCCCCATGGGATTAATGCTTTCAGCCCCTCATGTGAATAAATATTATAACCCCAGAGACCTTAGAGAATACGAAGGTAAATATTACGATATTGTAGGTAAGGTGTTAAAAGTTTGCCAACGCCTTTTATTTTATAAAAAAGAAATTGAAAGGCAAAGAAAAAAAGGACCTTCACTGTATATGCAACACCTTATGAGAACGACGATGCCGTGGGATTGCGATATTGAAGTTCAGGAAGGGGACGAAGTTCATTTTAATTACCGGGAAACGGTGAACGGGCAAATGGACAACCGGACGTTTGAAATTGAAGGGTATGGGATGTGTTTATTTTGTGCCTATGATCAGCTACTGGCCGTTAATAAAAACCCGGTGAATGGATGGCTATTCATAGAAAGAATATTAACCGAAAAGGACGAAATTACGGATAGCAATATCTTTGTAAAAGAAAAGGGGGTTCAGGTAGGATGTGAAGGAATTATAAGAAAAGTATCCAAACCCATTCGGGCTTATATTGATCATAACGAATATGACGATGACACGGTGGATTTAAAACCTGGGGATCGTATTTTTTATAATACCCGAATGCAAGTACCTTTGGAATATGAATATTTTCAAACGACCGGACTAGAAAGCTTTTGGAAAATTAGAAGAAAAGACATTTATTTTGTTTTAGAATGACCCAAGAACACATATATTGCTCTAAAGAATATTTTGAAGGAGAATGGATCGATTTTATGATTCATTTTACGGACATTATAGCGGTTTATAAAAGCAATATAAAAGAAACGGTCGTCATTGAAACGGATATTTACGCTAATCAATCGTATTTTATAGTTCTCGGAGATTTTGATAAAATGATTGGCTTATTGTTGAATATTCACTCTCCTTTATTATGGCCCAATTATGAAGTACGATGTAATTAAAAATGTTCAGCCGGTGGTTAAGAGATACTCTCAGTTCTCTTTTTTTCCGGCCTGTTCCAAAGAAAGCAATGATGCTTTGGTTCGCATAGCCCTTTGCTTAGCCGATAGAAAAAGCCCATTCGCTGAAGAAAGAAATTTCGGGTTTAAACTAAAGAAAATTTTTGCCGAACTAAACATCAAAAACAAAGGGTTGCAAGATGAAATTCTAAAAGGAAAGCACGAGGAATTCAACAAAATATTATTTGAATGTTACCAAATATTGCACGACTTAGCTTTTACGAATTATACTTCCAAACTCAATCTTTATTATTCTATTAACCAATATTTACGAACGGGTGAAAATGATGATGCAATCGAAAACGAGAAAAAAATAAAAATATCCGCTCAATTAGACGAGTTGTATCAGCAAATTGAAAAGCTTGAAAAAACTCTTTTTATGGATGAAGCGACATTAGAACTCGTCGCCATGGAAAGTGCAAAAATTCATTCTTGGCCAGAAATGAAAGCGACTAGCGATCCCGTTATCTAATGGCCAAAAAATTATACATAGCGGATTATTCAAAGCCAACCTATGTAAAGTTGGAGATATGCGAGGTGCCTATACCCGTGCCTTGCCAGCCGCCTAGAACGGAAATGATCAATTATGGAGCACCCATTAAAAAGCAAAAATTTACTCGAACAGTAAAGCCTAAAAGCGTTTTAAGAAAGAAAAACAAGCTTTCTCCCGAAGAAAATGATTTTATTGAATCCGAATGGCATATAAGGGAGCACGGTCTATGGGTGATCATTAAAGAAATTCCGATTTATATAACCGGTCCCTATTATGTTTTTCTCAACGAAAACCGTTTGCCTGGGGGAATATGGCCCGAATTTCGATATGTTCAGTGCCAAGTTTTTATTTTATGGAACGCCGTTGTTCGGGACCCCAATAAATATGGGATGATTATATTTAAACCGAGAAGGGTAGGATTAACGGCCATTACCAACTTTTTATTATGGGAAAAAGTATCTCGAACCCGGGGCATACAAGCCGGTATGCAATCCAAAAGCGAAGTTTCGGCTGAAAATAATTATAAAAAGATCGTAAAAATAAACAAACGGATGATTTGGTATTTTAAACCCATCAGCCGAGGTTCTACTATTGCTTCTGGGGGGCTCGATTTTTCCTATCCGGAGACCATGATCACCAAAAAAACGGTTGAACAAGATACCAATGATGGCGATTTAGACTATGCTTACGAAGAATTATCCTCAACTATTTCTTATGCTTCTAGCGTATCGACGGCCTATGACGGAGAAACCTTGGCCCGGTACACGCTAAATGAATTTGGTAAAATCGAGCAAAAAGCCAAAATGGACCCCATTAAATGCTGGGAGGTTGTACGCCCCTGTATGGAAGCGGATATGGGTAAAAAAATTACGGGCAAAGCTATTTTTGAAAGTTCGGTTGAGGAAATTGCCGAAGGAGAAGAAGGAACCCTGGTTATTTGCCGAACCCTATGGGATGAAGCCAATCCAAATGATTTGGATGCCAACGGAAGAACGCTGAATGGACTGATTCGATCCTTTATTGGTTACCAAAACTCCTCATCTTTTGATGAATGGGGCTTTTCTAATGCCGAAGAAAGTTTACGGTTCATGGAAAACATGATCGATGCCCTTCGTAAGCATAATAAAATTCGGCAAATAGCGGCTATCCGGAGAAAACAACCTCGAGATATTGAAGATGCTTTAACCCCAGGTGGCGACAAATCGGCTTTTAATGCCGAAAAATTATCTGAAGCCTTGGAAAGAATTACCTATGCCGAAAGTATTGAAAAGCCTTTTACCAGAAGATGTAATTTACAGTGGAAAAATAATGTTCGAGATACCGAAGTCGAAATTGTCTATGTTCATGATGGCCGGTGGGAAATCAGTCAAGACGTCCCCAATCGATTTAAAAAGAACCATTTTGAAGTGTATGGAGATGGTTTGTATAATTTACGGGCTCCTGGAAATAATGCTTATTTTAGAATGGGTTTGGATCCGTATGGGCAAAGCGATTCACCGCACGAACAAAGATCGGATGGTGCTTTTGCCGTGGATATTTTATTTGATAGTCAAATAGACAAAGATATTACTTATGATTTAGAAGGGGTGGCCGAAGATGGAGGGGCCAACATGATGACCAACCAATGCGTCATTGATTATGTTTTTCGTCCTCAAAATATTGAACTTTTTTATGAAGATGCTTTAATGACCGCTTTTTATTTTGGCTGTAAACTTCTTTATGAAAACAACAAAAGTGCTATTCGCCAGTATTTTATTAACCGAGGATATAGCCTTTATTTAATGGATCGTCCAAAAGCAACCCGAACGGCCTATTCTGCCAACCAAAAAGAACCTGGAGCACCAGCAACAGAGGAAACGATTAATCAATATTTTGAAACCTTGGCTGTTTACATAGAAAGATATTATAATTGTTTAAAACACAAAAGAGTGGTCCTAGATTTGCTTAAAATGAATAAAAGCAATCGAAAGTTTAGGGATTTGGGCGTTGCCTATGGATGGACAAAAATTGCCAGTTGGGGCAATTATATGATTGAAAGACATGCCGATGTAAAAGCAGAATTAAATCCTATTTTTAAGATGTATGAAATTGATGAAATTATGTAACTTTAACCATGGCTATTGTATTCGCTGAAAATTATCAAAATGCAAACACTTCTTTCCCTTCGGATCGTGTTGATTTAGATAAAAAAATGGATGAAGAATATTATAAACAATGCGCAAAAAGCATTGCGGCCCGTTACATTAAAAATGCCTGTGCTATTCCGTATGCCTTTCCAACTGGAAAACGATCAATTTGGGAATTAAGAGCCTATGCCCGGGGAGAAAATAGCATCCAAAAATACAAAGATTGGATTATTGGTAAAAAACCGAATTCAGGGAACCGAATTAAAACCTCACTAAATATTTCCTGGGACATTGCTCAGGTTATCCCTCAATTTGTCGATGACATTATGGGATATTTTAAAAAATTTGACTTTGACCCGGTGGTGAGCGCACTCGATCCGCAAGCCGAAGAAGATCGAAATTTAGCCAAAGCCCGGGCTAAGCTATTTATCTCAGAAGAATTTAAAAAATTCCAATTTATATCCAATTTTTTAGCGCAAAGCAAATTGGTTGAGGATAAACCCAATGACCCCAATACCCCTCCGGTTCAATTTAACACAGAAGAAGAAATTGATTTTTATGATAAAATAGGGGGATTTATTTTAACAGAAGAGGCCGCCATTAAAACCTTGCTCGATTTATCCAATAGCCTATCAAATTGGAACGAAATAAAAAGTAAACTCTTTTTTGACCTCATTACGGCCCGGCATTGCGCAATCCGAACGTATAGTGATAAAGGATCGTCGTATGTAAAGTATAAATACGTCGATTTAGAGGGTTTGGTATTTCCACACAGCGAATACAATGATTACCGAGATATTACCTATGCTGGGGAGATTAGAAAAGTCAGTATTGCCGAATTAAGGTCCCGTTATGGCGTTCCAGAAAACATTCTGTACGATATGGCTAAAAAATATACCGAAAGAATGGGTGGGTATATACAAAATTCTACCGATTGGAATAATTTTAGAAGTAAATATTACGATTCGCCCGTAGATAACCGAATTATAGATTCCGTTTTAGTAGATGTTATTGAATGTTGCTGGATTTCTACCGATTATCAAAAAATGACCTTGGTAAACCGGCCTTTAGAAGGTAATACCGTTATTAATAAAGTTAAATTAGACTATAATTTAAAAGAAAGAGATGCCCGAAAGGGAAAAGAAATTAAAGAATATGCCATTCAAACCTTGTATGAATGTGCTATGGTATTGGGCTATGATTACGTAATTGATTATGGAAAGCCCAACAATATTTCTTATAAAGAGGGAGATAATGGTCAGCCCGAAGTCATTTTTCCCTATCAAATAGCCAAAATCGAAACCAGTTCCATAGTAGAAAGATGCATTCCGTATGCCGATGACATTCAATTAGCGTATCTAAAATTTAGAAATGCTTTAAAAAAGATGATACCAGCCCCTGGAATGATTATTAACCGTTCCGCTCTTACCAATGTTTCTTTGGATGGAAAAACTACGGCCAGCGAAGAAATGTTGTTGCAGGCATTAACCGATGAAGGGGTGTTGGTGATTAGTAATTTAAATCAATTTAACGAAGCCACTGGAGCCAATACCAATAATGTGATTCAGTTTATTCCGGATCGAATTTTTGAAATGGTACAAGGCCTTGAAAAATCCATTGCCCTTTTTTATAATCAAATGAAAACAGCAACAGGAATTAATGACCTTTTTGCTTCGAATACCCCTTCCGCAGAAACCGCCGTAGGGGTTGCTAAAATTTCCATATCGAGTGCCGAAAACTCTTTATATTCTTTATTAACGGCGTATCAATCCGTTTATGAACGAGGAATGAACACGGCGGTTAAAATGTGGAAAATCATTGACACCCACCTCCCTAAAAATAAAAAAATACCGTTGTTTGTTAGCGATAGTTTAAAAACGATTACTTTGGGCGGCGCATTATCGTATGATGATATTAATGTTACCATTAAAGCCGGATTTAATAACGATGCTAAAAACGAATTAAAAAATATTATTGTCCGGTTTAGAGATGTTCGAGCCCAGACTGGAAAAGGCGGCCTTACCATGTCCGACTTTTTTATGATTAACCAAGTTATTGATTCTGGAAATATTGCCAAGGCTCAATTATTAATTGCTCAAAAAGAAGAAATTCAAAGGTTAAAAGATTTGGCAGATAGCCAACAACAAATGAATATGAACGCTCAGGTTCAAGGCCAATCTTTAAAGCAAAATCAAGATTTCCAACTGCAATTACAGCAACTAAAAAATCAAGGAGAGGCCACGATGGAAGCTTTAAAACAACAAGCCGAAAATCAAAGGCAAACCCAAAAACTGGTTACCGAATTTGGCAATCAAGCCGTTCCGACAAAAGGCCCACAGCCTCCATCCCCACCAGCCGATAACACGGAAAGTCCTATATCGCAACCGGGCCAAGATCCAGCCCAACTAGCCCTTGAACAAGCAGCCAACCAAAATGTGTATGGAAAAGGAGCCGGAGATCGATATTTTCAATCCCCATATAATTCATAAATAACTATATTTGATTATGCCTTTAAACGAACAACAAATGGCCAATCTAGCGGCCGGAAAAAGAACAGACATCAGCACCTTGAAACCGGTTACGCCAGAGGCTAACCCAGTTCAAGTGAGTACGCCCGAACCTGTTCAACCCGTTACGCCAGAAGTGGCCATTGAAACTCCAACACCAGCCCCGATAATCCAACCGGACTTTCTTCAAGAACTTCGCCAGAGAGCGAATGTAGAAGTTTCCAGTTTGGACGAATTAAAGCAATGGAAAGATAGCGTTACCCAGGTAAACACTTTAAAGCAAGAGCAAGAAGCTTTGCGCCAAGAATTAGAAGCTTTACGGGTAAAAGCGAATGAAAATCCATTTGCGAACGAACTTATGAAAAAGAGGAATGAACTTCTTCTTCAGGGGGCTAGCAAGGAGCAAATCAAGGCTTTTGATAAAGTCAATGATATTGATTTAAAAGCATTAACCCCGTTTGAGTTAATTAAGGCTCAAATACAACTAGAACACGGGCTTTCAGAAAAGGACACAGAAATTTTGATGAAAAACCGGTATAAAATTGATTCGGAAGTGAATACTCCCGAAGAAATTGCTTATGCTCAGGTTCAAATGAAAATTGATTCCGATGTCGCTATTAAAGCCCTAGAAAAGCAAAAAGTGGAAATTAGTACTCCACCCGTGAATCCTGCCCAGGCGAATGCCTTAAAGGCCGAACAAGAAAGAGTTAAGTATATTCAATCGGTAGAACCGGTAGTAAAAAATTACTTAACCGCTTACGAGCCAGGAAAAGGGTTTAATCTAAACGGAAAAACAGGCTCCGACGCACAAATTATTGACCTACCTGTGCCAGCCGATTTCAAATCCGGAATAGAAAAACCGCTTACGGATTTTGTTATTTCGCAAAATATTAACCCATCTACGGAAATTGGTCAATCCCAGATTAAAAATTACATTGATGCGGCCTTTATGCAAGTATCTTTCAAAAGTTCATTGCAACACGTCATGTCCGAAACGACGAAAGCCCAACTTGCGGCAATTCAAAATCCATCTGTAGTGAATAGAGGGCCAGAAAACGCACAAGAGGTTACGAATGCTGCTTATGAAGCCCAAAGAAAGAGATTAGCTGAAGGACCGCCTATTCGATTCAGACGTTAAACCATTTAAAAACTAAAAATCATGCCAGTAGGTAATTATCCATATCAAAGCACCCCGTCCCAAGTAGCCGGCGCAGGTGTTACCGAACAGTTCCTAAATACATTAGGATTGTTCGCCGATGCCCCACAATTTCGAAAAACATATTATAAACGCCATAATTATCATTTAGGCCTTTATTTGATGTTAAAAGAATTGGGGCTCATGTTTCCTTCTAAATCTCCAAACACTGGCCATTATGAACAGGACTGGATTAAACAAGCTTTTTCCCCTAGTGCCGTAACGTTAGGAACTACGGCTGGTTCCACTTCTACGATTACTTTGGGAACGACCGATATGTACACTCCAACCATTTCCGGAACGGCTGTACCGTTCTCGTTTCCTAAAGTGGGTGATATTATCGAAATTCCTGGTACTCGTATTCAGTTTTATGTAACGGCAAAAAATACGGGTGTTAATCCCCACGTTTTAACCGTACAGCCCGATGCCAGTGTAACCCCTAGTACGGCAGGAGTGGGAGGAACGGCAGCTTTTGTGGTTAATGGACGGTATCCCATTGTAACCAATGCCAACGCCGCCGGTTCTGGTCCAGTCGCCCCAACGGCCACTAAATCTATCCGCTATCAAAACCAGTTTACGATTGTAAAAAGTCAATTTACCATCGACGGTTCTTCTATTACTTCTCAACTTCCTTATGAACCGATTGAAGGGATGCCTGGAAGTTATGTAATGCAGGGTATGGAAACGGAAGAAATTTTGCATTATGACCGAATGAGCCACGCTTTAATGTTTGGACAGCAATTATCGGGTATAACGGTTGGCCCTCCTACCGACCCTATTCTTACGAGTTTAAACTTATCCGGTGCCGTAGCGGCCTATAATACACCTGTTAAATTTACCCAAGGCATGATTCCGTATTATAATGCCAACGGACAAATCTATAATCATACACCGGGAGCCGTATCTTTAGATGATATTGATTCCTATGGTGTTATTTTAGAAAGAGAACGGGTAGCCGCTCCGGTCATTTGTTCTTTTGATGGATTCCAATATCATAATGACGTTGAAAACTCCATTAAAGATTATTTGGACAATACCTATTTCAACTACGCCAAAGATGCCTTACCGGATTCTAGCGTATTAGGAGGAGGGGATCCAATGGAATATTTTGTATTTTTCGGGTTCCGTGCTTATCATAAAGGTTCTTTCACTTATATTAGTCGGAAACAACCGGAATTTACCGATCCACAAGGAATGGGAGCCACGGGATTTGGTTATCCAAATTATTCGGTTAAAATTCCAATGGGTTCTTTTACAGATACCAAAACCAAAGAAAGTTTTCCATTATTTTCTGGTGAGTATAAAGAATTAGACGGTTATTCAAGAGAAATTGAAATCTACAAATTGGGAGGTGCCGGTCCAATTCAGAAAACTTCTCCCATTGATGCGATGAGTTTTTATTGGCAATCTGAAATTGCATTCCATGGTTCATCTGCCAATCAGGTAATCATTTCTAAAGCAATTAATACCTAATTATTCATTTTATATTATGGCAAGGCCGAACGGCCTTGCCTTTATTTTTTTAATTTAAAATCGTTTATTATGCCTTTATTTATTGACGACACACCCATATCCAAAAAAGATTTATTGGTTATGTATGGATTAAGCGAAAGTGTAATTCCTAAAAACCACAAAAAACAACTGCTTACCCTAGCCCCTAATTTATACACGATTGATCCGGATCCTGAGAACAATGGCCGTATAATTAAACCGGATAGTTTTAATTTAAAACCCTATTATACTTTATCGAGCAAAAATTCGGGTTCTCACTTTTTAAGGTATAGCAAAAGCAATTATCGAACACCAAAGGGTGAAATGATTTTTGCAACCAAGATACTGACCTATAAAGAGGTAACCTTTACGATTCAAGATGAAGATGAATTTATTTGGTTCTTTTTACATCCTGAATTTTTTAAAGAAAGCCCCTTTCGAGAAGAAGGTATGGGATACACCTATCAGGTGTTGAATCTTCAAGCCAACGCTGCTGAAAAGAACGAAACCATCAAGAAAAAAACAGAAGCGGCCAATTTTATTTATTCCGAAAATCAGTCTATTTTGGAATTAAGAAAACTGTTAAAAGGATTTGGCGTAGGCTCTGTGGATGAATTGAGCAACGAAGAAGTTCAAAACCGATTATATTCAATAGCCGATTATTCACCTTATGATTTTTTGAATAAAATCAAAAACAAATCGGTTCAATTCGATGGAACGATTCAAGATGCGATTGATAAAGGAATTATTACCCAAAAGAATTCCAATGGTATTATTATCTGGAAGCTGAACAATCGGGAAATTTGTGGCGTTCCACAGGGAGCCGAACCGTTCCGTTTTTTAAAGGATCAGGTTTTGATGAAAATGGAAGAATTATGGCAAGAAATTATCAATAGCCTAAATAATGTCAATCAGGAATCGATCTTGGAAAGTTCGGCCATGGATAAATATTTTAAAGAAGTAAAAATTCCAGAATCCAGCACGCTTGTTCCTGAAGCCAGCAAAGGAATATCGAAAGTAGAAGCCGATAAAAACCATGACAAAACCATTAAAAGGTTAGCAAAATACGACCCTCATTCTCCTAATTTCTCAGAATTAAGCCACTTGGATCAAAACCGGTGGCATGAATTGGCGGAAGAAATTAAGGAATTTAGAAAAAATAATGTAGTCGTTTAATGGATACTGCTCGGGTATATAATCGTGTTAATGAATTGGCCCAAAAAGACCAAGCCGGATACACGTCTGCCCAGGTTTTTAACGACCGTTTGGATGCCGTTCAATTAGAACTGGTAGAAAAAATATATGCGTATTTAGGTTTTACAGGAAGGGCTCAGGATATTTTGAGCCCTTTTATTGTTACGCCTATTTTAAACTCCAACTCCCAGGGAATTATTACTGCTCCTTCAGACTATTTACATTCTTTAGATTTAGATTATCAAAATGGAGTAGATATGAATAATAACCCGATTTGGATTCCCGTTAGACCCATCGATTCCAATCAAGTAGGATTAATTAATCAAAGCCCCAACCGCCAATTTAATCTTCAAAAGAAACGTATTCAATATTATACTGAAAATGACAATTTTCAAATAACTAGTTATTCGGCCTGCACCATCCGTTTTCGATACATAAAAAGACCGGCTTCGGCCAGTATTGCCCTTATTTCCAATTCAACACCGTATGGGGTTTCTCTTACCATTGATCCGTCCAATACCATACCTTTACAATGGAACGATACTGCTTTTAATTTAATCGTATTACTCATGCTGGAAAAATTGGGCATAGAAATAAGAGAGCAATTTTTAATGGAAATAGCTTCTCTAAAATTAAAACAAGAAGATGTATTAAAAATTGACTAATGCTTTTTGGACAGGTAAAATATCTTATTTATGAAGCCCTGACCGGAGGAAAACCGAGTGTGGATACCGCACTTTGGGAATCCGACATTGATTTACAAATCATAGTAGGTTGCAATAAGATTCTATATGATTTATACAAACAAGATTGGTTTGGCGATGATGGAAGCCGATTTATCCAACAACAACTCATCCTTTCTACCCCTCCACCAGGTGTTTCTCTATCCTACGATACGCTTCGCAGACAATATTATACTGCTTTACCATGGAAAATTATATCGCTTACAAAAGGTAGAGGGCTTGTTTATGTGGGTACGTTTGGAGGAAAATCGTTTATCCCGGGACAGCAAGGAGAGGATGCCATAGAAAAATACATTGAAAAATATAAACAGACCGAAACCACCTATTATTTAGAAGGGGGTAATATCTATTTACGAGGATTGGCCAATTCGGGCAATGCCAGAATATTATTAATGAAAGCCTATGTCGCTCCAACGGATTTAAACGATGCGGATACTCTACCCATTCCAGAAGAAAAAGTCGCCGATTTAATTGCCTATGTAACCGCCTATTTTGCACCTGTAAGAACCACACCCAGAGACAATCAAGAGGATAATGAAGATATTACCACAACCAATAAATCAAGAGTATGAGGGCTGTAGATGAATTTATTCGGGATATTTGCATTTCCATAGATGATCCCGATGCCAGGACGTACAATAAACAGATTTTATCTATGGCCCGGGGTTTAAGGAAATTAAATCTCCAATATACGCCCGTTTATAGATCCGAAAATGTCAATCTAAACCCACTCAATATGTTGGATTGGCCGATTGATTGCATTCAGGTAATTAATGTTTGGCTAGCCCGATACAATAACTTGTACCGGCTTTCAAAAGATCAAAACTTGCAAAGTAGGTCCGTTTATAAAGAATATTTGGGTGCGAAATCCGTCGATTATGCCGTATATGATATTGATAATTTTTTTCCCTATTATACGGGTGTATGGAACTTTACCGGAGAATTATTTGGAGTAACAGACCCGGGTAATTCCTGGGGTTATTATAATCACATTCACCACGAAAGGAGTACCGTGCTTTCGGGAAGCTACCAACCCAATGACACCTTTGTTTTAAGTTTTAAATACGACCCTACTTTTTCGGGCCTTCAATGGATACCGGATCAGTATGAATTTGCCCTACGGAATTATTGTTTATATGAGCATTACCTGATTAAAAACCCGGGAGTATCCGCACGATGCCTAAAAGAATATAATCGGGAATCGGAATGGATTCGCAATTTTATGGGATCAGGAAACGAAAAAGATTATATTGATATTTTAACATCCAATTATAAATCAAATCCAAAATAATTATTAATTTTAAAATAAAAAAGTCATGGGAGACAGAAAGCACACCAAAACAAGAGAACATGAATTCAATAGTGAATTAGATATGTTTGCCTCACCCAAAATTTTACAGCCTTGGGAATCGGCTTATATCCACAAAACCCAATATTTTAAAGTGGGTGATGGCGTAAATACGCTTGCCAATTTATTTTATAACGGCTTTGGAAATTGCACTTCTTTGGCTCAAATTATCCAAAATGGATCCGCAGCTTTAACTCCTGGGCACATAGGATTGTATAGTCATACGACCGCACAGAGAGCCCAAGGGACCTATACCATGACCCTTTTTGGTTGGAATTCCACCACGGGCAAACTGGATATTTTACCGGCTGGATTATCGGGTGCGACATCTGGAAATTGGCTAACCGGAGCAACCTCTTGAAAGAACATATTTTTTTGCCAAAAAGTTATGCAAAAGAAGAAACACAAACTTCTTCTGGGGAAACTTGGCAAGTGCTAAAAATTAGTTTTGACGTAGAATCCTTAAGAAAATTTGCCTGGGATAATGAAACACAAAAGGGAATGCTTCATGTTGAGATTAAAAAAAGAAGATTTCCGGATAGTGCCGGCAACACGCATATTGTAACTTTAAATCAATACCGGCACGAAAAAGAAGGTAAAATGCCAAGAGTGGAAGATGAATACTAAATTAATAGCCCAAAATGATTTTAAAGGGGGAATGGATACCGACACACAGGTTGAATCTATTTCCCCTTTTGATTATTTATATGCCTTAAATATTCGAAACAATTCTACCGGTTCCGGAGATGTTTTAGGTATTAAAAATATTATGGGCAATACTTTAATTCCCTTTTCTTTACCCCCTGGAAAAAATGTAGTTATTGGTAGCCTTGCCGATGAAGTAGGATTTCAAATTATTTATTGGATTTACAATTCTAGTGGTTATCATACCATTTTATCTTTTAATATTATTGGTGAGTATATAGAAAAAATAATCCAATCCATTACCGATACGGGAGGCGTAGATATTTTCCAATTCTCTCTGCAGGGTCTTATTTTAAATCCCGTATTAATTAATAACGATTTATTGTATTGGGTAGACCAAGGGATTAACCCAGCTCGAAAAATTAATATAACCAAAATAAGGGATGGCAGTTATGCGGACATTAGCCTGGATATTATAAATGCCTATAAAAGGGCTCCGTATTATGCACCCACTTGTTCCTATGGAAATGATCTAACGCGCCAAAACAACAACCTATATAGACATACTTTTAAATTCGCCTATCAATATATTTACGACGACAACGAGCAGAGTACCTATAGCGATTTTAGTATTTTACCCAATCCGGTAAATGAACCCTATAATGGCTCTTTATTAAATGCCAACTCTCAAACGGCTAGTTTTAGCCTCAATCAAAATAATAATTTTATAGCCATCATTATTAATACAGGCTTTGAAAATGTTAGCCAAATTAATATTGTCGCCCAAATAGACGGATTAAATTGGGTTTTAGTTCAAAATATAAATAAAAACACCCTAAGTTTAGGAAATAATAGCAACTACACCCTTAATTTTTACAATGACGGAGAATACAATACGGTTGATGTTTCTTTATTAATTCAACCCTATAGCTATTTACCAGCCAATCCCTTTGCTCAGGAATTGGTAAACAACAAAATCATGGCCTATACGGGCTTTAAAGAAGGATTTAATAACCTCATTATACAAGTTGGATCCGTTATAAGCTATGCGGCGATTGATTTTTCTGGATCGACTACACCCATTTTAAGCAATCCTCCCATCACCTTTCAATCAAGAAGTGGTGCTATTCAAGGTAATTATAATTTAAACCGGTGGCAATTTTCAATCGATTTTACCAATAACCCATTGGCGACAGGAATGGTTTTTACTTTGTATAGCATAGCCAACGAAACAGAACAATGGATTTATACCGTAACCCCCTATACAAAACCATTAGATGTAGCCAATTATTTTTTTGAATTAAGTTTCCAAATTGTCGGGGATGCTGAAAAAAAAGCGTTCGATTTAGATTATCCAGGAAATACGCCTACTCAATCAGGCTCCGTAGTAACTTTTAATGTATATAAAAGTTTTGCCCGAAATAATATTCCTAATTTAGAATTAACCGTTATATCGACGTATTATACATCTATAAGCCTTTCTAATTTAACTCAAAAAGTAAATAAATCGGGTTCTATCGTCCAATATGGAATTATTTATGAAGATTTTGAAGGAAGAAAAACGCAAGTATTTACGAATTCGTCTTGGAAAATATATTCCAAAAGTTTTATGGAATTGGGGTCTATTCAATGGGCCAGTCATCAACTTAGTATTTCTCATACGCCCCCACCGTATGCCGTTCGATTTCAAATTGTAAGAACACAAAATTTAAATTTTGCCACTTTTACTCAATTTTATACCCAGGCTATCAACTTGGTCGCTAATAATGGAAGAAACGATTTTTTAGATTTGGTCATGCAGGGTATTAATATTTATCATAAAATTTACCCAGAGAATATTATAGCCTATACCTTTAATCCAGGGGATCGTTGTCGTTTTTTATATTATTTAGACAACTCCAATGCGCAACAAATTTTTATTTCCAATTCTTCTTCCAATTTTAATGAAGTAGAAGTGGTTGAGATGCGATATAATACGCAATATCAAATTAATACCGATGCTGTTTTACAGGGTTCGGGCAATACCACCCTATCCGTAGTTTCAACTGATGCAAGTAAAATTGGTATGCTAATTAATTTAGTAACTTCTGCCAATATTCCTGTTCAAAGAAGAATTACCGGAATTCAAGATTCAACCCATTACCAAATAGATCAACCGATTAATGATCTCAGTACCATTCATACTTACACTTTTATCGACGACCGATTAATTATTCGGGTTAAAAATCCGTATTTTCCAAATTTACCAGGTTTATCTACCGGTGCTCTTCCCGTTTTTGCACTGGTTGAACTTTTTACCCCAGGAAAAAATACAGGAATTCAAGGATCGCAAGTTTATTTTGAGTTTGGTCAAAAGTATGATATTCAAAATCCGGGACTGCCCACTGCTTATCATAATGGTCAAGCGCAAAATCAAACGGCCATTCAACCGGCCCTCTTTAATATTTCAAACGGAGACACCTATGCCAGATTAAGGGAGATGCCCAAAGTCAATGCTTACCCAGGCGTTACCAGTAATATAGGACCAGTTGAAGATTATAATTTTTCCGATTTCTACCCATCCGCTTTTAATGATAATGGAAGGCCTGAAGCGGAAAGCCCTTTGGCGGCGGAAAGTTATTTTCCAGAAAGAATTCGATATAGTTTAAGCTTTATTCCAGGAAGTAATATCAATGGGATTAATCAATTTTTGTATTCCAATTTCATTGATTATTCGGATTCCTACGGAGCCATTATGCGAATGTATTACCGAGATTCTAAACTGTATATTTTAAAGCAACTGATAACGGGATTTACCAATGTATTTAAAGTACAAGTAAAATTAGCAGATGATTCATCCCAATTATTAACCTCTAATAATATTTTTGAAAACCAATTACATTATTATACTTTTAAAGGGGGTATAGGCAACAATCCAGAATCTTTTGCTGAAAATGGACTTCAAATTTATTTTGCCTCAGCCAATGCCGGTGCCATTCTTCGGTTAAGTTTAGATGGACTGATTCCTATTTCTACAAAGTATAAAATGGATAAATTCTTTCGGAATTTATTAACCTATTATGCCAATTCAGGAGGAAGAATTTTTGGTGTTTACGACCGCAAAAATGAAGAATATATTTTAGCTTTTCAAAACACCTCCAACGCCATTTATACCGATGTTTTTAATGGAAATGCATGGCAAACAAACAATCAAAATCAAATTGATTCTACAACTTTTCAAATTATTACGCCGCCTACTCATGGAACTCTTTCAGCGATTGATTCCACGGGTAATGTTACCTATACGCCCAATGCCGGGTATTCGGGTCCCGATAGTTTTAGCTATACGGCAAAAACACCAGCAGGAATTCAACTTCCAGCCGTTAATGAATGCATTAATGTCATCTCTCCAACCCGGCCCACAGGATGGAGAGGAACGGGTCAATCTTGCCCCGTAGATGGGTCAGGAAATCAAACGGGATTTGTTGTTTTTGCCAATTTAGAGCAGTATTATATAGATACCATCACCGGAGGAAATATCAGTTCGGCCACGGCTACGGGTCAAACCAAGGCTAATACGCCTACTATTTCTGGAAACCCTAATCCAGATTATATAGCCCCATTTTACGATATTAATATTTGTCCGGTAGGAACCACCTTTGTTATAGCTGTAACCTACCAGGCTAATCTACAAGGGGCTGTAATAACTTTAGGATCGGGAAGTTTTACCGTTCCTAATAATAATGCCGGTACGGGCTCCTTTTCAACGCCTCTTACCGTTGGATCTTCGGCTTCTATGAATGTTACCCTTCCTAAAGCTTCCGGTCAAGGGGTTAGCGTCAATGGAGGATCGATTCAAAATATTACCCCGGCCACATCTGGGAACCAAACTCTTACTTTTACAGCCACTATTACAGCAGGAGAGGCTATTTCTGTAAGTCTTTACAGTCAAAGCTATGGATATGTAGCCGATACTGGAACGGCCATTTGCGAAAAAACGCTAAACATAGGAGCCACTATTTCCGGGTTTTCGAATCCATATAGTATAATATGTATTTCGTCTATTAATAAAACCTTTGTCGCCAATTATGGATCAGGAACGGTATCGGTTATTGATTCCAATCCGGCTAATCCTACTTTTAATACTATTTTAGCCACGATTACCGTTCCAGGAGCAGGAGGAGGATTGCCCAGGGCTTTATTATTTGTATCTGGAATCATTTATTTGCTTGATCAAAATCAAGGTATTTTTACGATAGATATTAATACCTATGCCATTTTTAATATCGTAAATCAATCTACTTTAGGTACATCTGGTGGAGGAACGGGCCCATTATCCTTTATTTATTCATCCATCCAAGGAGGATTTGTCGTTCCTTTATTTAGCTTGTCTAGCACAGTAGCGGGCAAAACATCAGGAACTTGCCCTGTAAAAGTGTTTAGTCCTACGGGTACTTTAATAAAAACGATTATTATTTCTGATACCAGCGCTAACGAATTAACCAACACCATTGTACGACCTACGTATGTAGCTGAAGATACCGTTTCAGGAGATTTATATTTTTCAGATTCTAATGTAGGAGCCAATTCACCCATACGTGTTTACACCGTTCATCAAGGGGATTTGTTTAATTATAATACCTTACAACTTCCCAGTAATTCGAGCGATACTTCTCGTAGAATGGCTTGGATTGCGTCCAGTAGAAAATTATATGTTCCATGTGGAACCACTCAAAAAGTATTTATTATTGATACCAATCCGGGCAATGTTTCTACTTTTAATACGATATTGGCCAATATCAGCTTCCCTAGTGTTTGTGGCGATGCTATTTATATACCGGCCATTTCCGCTTTATATGTATGCTCTCGAACCGGGTCCAGTATTTTTGTAGTCAATACCACAAATAACACCTTTACCATAGGAAATGCCTCTTCGGCTCCTATTTCATTGGATTATAATTCGTCCATTCCAGGTATTTATATTGTCAATTATGATTCCGGAACAACTTCTCAATTACCATATCCGAATTCCCTGGTAAACGATGGTAAATTAATTATTTTAAATTTGTTACAGAATTTTTCGGGATCCGGAGTACTTACCGGTACGTCCGTTCCGAATGTTGTTGGAAATCCCAATTATATTGCTCCTTATGTAAACACGACAACTTGCCCTATAGGAATGTAAAATGGCTATTATTAACACCACCAATATAGGATCAACGCCCATTCAGCTATTCCAGGATTATAATGATTCTGGTTGGACGGTCAATGGAGGGATTGCTACGCATACCCAGTGCAATACGGGTCAAATTATAAACAACGGATTGACTTTAGTTCTTGGGCAAGTTTATCAAGTTCAATACACGGTTTTAAACTGGTCCTTTGGATTTGTTCAAGCAAAATTAGGCACGAACGGAGGAGGAATATATACGGCCAATGGAACCTATACGGATACTATAACCGCTAATGGCACTCAGCTAAGCTTTAATTCCAACGGAAGCCTTTCTATTCAATTAGTATCCGTAGTCATCATTAACGCCGTTAGTAATTTCAATACGGTTTCTTTTAATGAAAGAAATAACCGATGGGAAACATTTTGGTCTTATGATCCAGAGATGATGGTCAATTATAATCAAAAACTATTTACTTTTAAAAACGGAAATTTATGGGCGCACGAAACCAATGGCCTTTATAATAATTTTTACGGAAATCAATTTCCATCTTTAATTCAAATGTCTGCCAATGGCAAAGACCTAGGAACAGAAAATAAATTATTTTTTACTGTAAAAGTAGATTCTACCGGAGTTTGGTATTTTCCTAATATTCAAACACCCGTATCCGATAATTACCCAAAAGGACAACTCAGTTCATTAGGCCCCCAAAACATGAATTTAAAAGAAGGTATTTTTTGGGCCGATCTATTAAAAGACATCAACGATCCTAATTTTACCAATGCTTTAGATGCAATTTTAAAAGGCAGACCGATGCGAGGAAAATGTTTAATTTGCACTTTGCAAACAGATTCCGTCTTTTTGACAAAGCTAAGGAATACGTATATTTACTACTCCATATCCGAAAGAAACTCTTAATTATGGCCAGTCCCTCAGATGCTTTCAATCCATTTGCCGCCGCACTCGGAGGTGCAGGCGGTATATTTAATATCATATCCGGAATAGGACAAGAAAATCAAGCCAACAGCATTTACAAAACCAATCAAAGACCTATTTATAATATACCGGCCAGTGAAAATGGAGCTTTAAATCTAGCACAATCTCAATACGATGACCCTAATTTACCTGGGTATGGGGCTTTACAGAATCAATTAGGAGCCAACACTTCGGGAGGATTAGCCGCCGCTCAACAATCTGGGGGCAATTCTGGAGATATTATTGATGCCATCTCTAAACTTTATAATTCAAAAAATCAAGCTAATATTAATTTAGGAGTACAAGGGGCACAATTTAGAAGGCAAAATGCAGCCAACCTTCAAAGTCAATTAGGAACCCAGGCTCAATATGAAGATAAAGCCTTCAATTATAATCAAGATGCGCCCTATGAACAGAATTTGGCTAAGGCGAACGCTTTATTGGGCGCAGGTCGCCAAAACGTGGCTTCAGGTGCAAATTCACTAGCTTATTTGGGTAGTTCGGCGATTAATGCTCTTTCCGGAACGGATTCAAAAGTGGGATCCGAAAATGCTCCGCAATCCATGAGTTCTATTCCCGTAAACCAAGCTTATAATCCAGGTGTCAGTCCTATTGTTCCGCAAGTTCAGGAAAGCAAAGCCTTTTTACCTTCCTTGATGCCCAATATTCCTAATTATTTAGATTACTTGCAAGACCAACTTTATAATTAAGACCATGCCTGAACCGATTCCTTTTACAAACCCCGTTCCTCAATACGGAATAGGTCAGGCCGGAGCCCAAGAGTATAATCCTTTTTCAACCACAGGAGAAGCGAATAATATTAATACTCAACTATTAAAAAGGCAAGAGTATATAGATAAACAAAATGAACTTAACCGAAATGATAACAATTTTCAAAGGTCGGATTACGCAAAAACTTTAGAGAGAATACAGCCTTTAAAATCGCCTTCTCGTTTTCAAAATGAAGTCAATGATGAAAAGGATCAATTATTAAAGGATGCGGCTATACAATTTGCCAAAACGAACAAGAATCCAATGACCAATGATCCGGATTTTATTGATCGTACCAACCGATTTTATGGCCATTTATCAAAAGCCAATGAAATAGGTAGAATAGAAGATAACCTGAACGCTCTAATTGAAAAAAAAGGTGGGGTTGATAATTTTACTCCCGATTCCTACGAAAAGTACAATAATTTTTTTTTAGATGATAAAGGAAATCAAAAAAAACTGGATGAAATAGACCTAAAACAATTGAAAGACAATTTACCAGAAGAAAAAGTAAATTTAATAGGAGAATATAAAAAAATAGGTTTGGATAAAGTTGAGCGAGTGCCTGTTAAAGGAGCGGATGGGTTTTTTCGATATGTTCCAAGTATGCCTCGGGTTAATGCCATTATTGCTTTCGGTTTCAATGATCCGGTAATCATGAAAGGACTTCACCAGCAAGGCTTACAACCCGGGATTCCTGGCAATTTCTTTTATTATAATGATCCGGAAAAAGGAATTCAGTTTTTGGACCCTAACAATTCAGTCGATGTTGATAATTTTGCCAAAGAAATACTAAAAGAACCAAAAATTGCAGAACAGTTTAATACAAATGATCCCAATATAATTCAAAAAGTAAGGGATTTTGCTAGAAAGCAATTAATTATATCGAAAGGTGCAGCCAATTTAGCACAAAGTACCATTGATGCTAACTCCGGAACCATAAAAGCAAATCCGTATGATTTAAGCATTCAGAACCATACGTTATCGCTTAGAAACAATTTAACTGAGGCAAAATATAGAAACGATCATAAGGAGGAATTAAACGATCCTAGGATTGATACCCGGATTCAAACCTTGCGAAAACTAACGGATGTTCAAGATCCAAAAACTATTAAAGAAGTTAGTGAAATAGCAGCCGCTCATAAAATAACTATGGTGGATAATGGAAAAAGCTATACTTTTAAACAACAAGGCAGTGGTTTATTTGGAGGAAAATCAGAAACGATTCCTAAATCCGATAAAGACCGATTAAACGCTCGATTTAATATCATTTTAGATATGGAAAAAGGCGATAAAGGAATTACAAACGAACAGATAGATCAATACCAGAAATATAAATACATTCCTGGTATAAATGATTCGCAAGTTGAGGTCTTAACACAACACATGGAGGACGAGCATTATAACCTAGAGCAGAAGAAAAAATATTTATTACCCATACTACAAAAAAAATACGGTGATTCCAATAAAGCCGAAAAAGCCCTTAAATATATATTAAAAATCAACCAAGACGAATAAAATGGAACTAGAACAAGAAGATCCAATAGAAGCTGAGGTAAAACGAATTCGGGCTGAAAAAGAGGCAAAACAAAAAATGTTGGCTTCTCAAACCGAAGCATTAAAAAAAAAACCTTATTTCAACCTTCTGATCTTAATAATCCTACAAATTCTACAAATGATGCTTATGGTTATGATGCTAAGGCACCATTAATTTTTAATGAAAACCAAAGGGATCAAATAGAAAAACAAAGACGAGATGAATTTCATCAAGGTCTTAATAATGCAGTATCGGCCTACGCCGTAAATCATCCTGCTTCAGATTTGGTTAAAAGAGGACCGGTTAAACCTTCCTATAATCCAACGCCACACGCACCTTGGCAAACGAAAACCGATGTAGCAATCGGTAATGAACCCGTAAACTCCCTTCATTCGACCGATCAATACGATGCCACACAAGCCCTTCAAAATAATCAGGTAGCCCCTTCTACCGATGAAGATGCTATTCAATCGGAATTGAATAGGCAAGCTCAAAGAAAACCCAATCCCGTTTTTGAAAATGGGGATACGTCCACGAAAAATATTTTTTCAAAAGCAGAAGCCTATACGGGAGAAAATATCGTCAAACCATTAGTGAATTCTTTTGATGATATGATATATGGAACGGCCCATGGAGTTACTCAAATAACCCGCGATATTGTCGATAACCTAAGACGATCATTAGGCGTTGCAACTGAAGCTGAAAATGACCCTATGGCTTCCAGTGATTTTTTTTCGGAACAACAAAAAACCATTAAATCGGATATGGAAAAAGCCTATCCATCGTCCAATCCAACGGACATCGTAAAAGACATATTACGAAGTTCGGCAGATGCCGTTCCCACGGTAATCATGACTTTAGCTTCCGGAGGCGAAAGTTTGGGTTGGGATCCTTCGATATTGGGAACTGGAATAAAAGAAGCCGTAACGGGAATAACGAAAACCGCCAAATTAGGAACATTATTAGGGGCCACCGAGGGAGCCGAAAAATATGGAGAAGCCCGGTCGTCTGGAAAAAATGTTCGTCAATCGTCTTACGAAGGATTTAAAGGATTGGCAAGCGGATTCGGATCGGCTATATCCCTAGAAACCCAGGGATTGTTGGGAGAAAAATTTGGAAAAACAGGAATTGGCCTTCTTAAAAAATACGGTATGGCCGACATGAACGGATTTACCAAAGCTGGTTTAAAATCCTTGGCTGTAACTTCTGTATTTGCTTCAACGCCCATGCTCAATGATATTATCCATGGCAATTCAATTAATATTAAAGAGGCCTTAGAAAATGCTGGGGTGGGGTTATTATTAAGTTATCCAGAATTAGAAAAAGCAGGAAGAAAAGAACTCGTAAAAAAATTGACGGATATACGGACTAAAAACGCATGGGAAGATTTTTTAAAAGCCCCTGTGGAAACCCTTCATAAAGTCTATGAAACCTATCCGATGAAGGAAAGTGCCGAAGTACTCCATGCTCAGGCTTTACATGAAGCAAACGAGGCATTTGAAAATAATAAAGATCCGAAAGATCGAGATGCCAAACTGGTATCCGCTATAGCCCTAAATAAAACCGCAGACTTAAAGGATGTAATGGATCATGTTGTTGATCATAAAGATGAAATTATCCAAAACCTTCGAGAAAAATATAAACCGGAACTGGACGAAGATGGCCAACCTAAACTAGACAGCGAAGGAAGGCCATTAACTCTTTTAAAATCAGATGCATTAAACGGTTTGATCCAAAAAATCAATCAAGTTTATGAAAATAATAATCCCGTTAATCGGCAACTAAAAGAATACGAACGACAAATTGAAGAAAATAAAAAGCATATTGAAAACTTAAAAAATATTCAATATGGAACGGATGAAAATGGAAATCTATATTCAAAACTAGAAATTAAAAAGTCTTTAATTCTGCAAAATGATTTAGAAGCTCGTAATAAAAATTTAGATAGCGAATACGAACGATTATTAAAAGGTAAAATGCAGGGCACGATTGGTCATGCAGATGGTCAAGTTTTAGATCCTGAAAATCCACAAACGATTGAAAACTATGCTCGGCTTCATCATTTTTCCATGGGCGATTTTGAAAGCCATATTACCAATCCCCAAGAAGCTAAATTTTATGATCAGAATCGGGAGGCTATTGAAAAAAGAAGCGCAGAAATCAATGAAAATCAAACTGTAAAAAAAGAAACCGATCAAAAAGTAAAAAAAGCCGCTAAAAAAGCCGCTCAAAAGAAACCATTAAATGAAGAAGATTTAAAAATTAAAGAAGAACATCCCGAAGAATTTGAACAGACCGTTCAAGATTTAAAACCGGATTATACCCTTGGGGAAAATGAAACCCTTCATGAAAGTTCAGAACCTAAATCCGCTCATCAAATTTTAGATGAATATGGAATTCATAATGATCATATTTTTTATGAACCTTTATTAGCAAGCATAGAAAATAATGGAACTGGTAATTTAGAAAAATTTATAGCCGAAAATGGAGAAGGATTGACGAAAGATGAAGTTAAAGATGCTTTTGAAAAAAATCCGGAAGATGACTTGAAAACGGCTTTAGAAAAAGCAAAAATTCAAAAAGAACAAAATCCAGAACCGAAAACCGATAAAAAAAGTCCATATACGGCTCAAACGCATGATGGGAAAAGCGTAAAAATTGATCCAAAAGATATTCATTCGTTTGATAGTCCGGCCCCCGCCGGTATTTTTCAAGATGCCTCTTGGAGAGATCGTGGAGGAGACGATCCTGTTGAATTTATTACTTCGAACAAACCGCCTAAAATGATCAAAGACATTTTTGGAGATTTAGCCAAATCCTTGGAATTATATATTAATACCAAAAGAATTAAGTTCAACAAGTCAAAAGGACCAGGAAATTATAATCAACGATTACGGCAAATTAATGTTTTAAGCAAATTTAATACTCCGGTAGTTTCCCATGAAATCGGCCACTTTATAGATAATGAAGTTTCTCTTTTACGAGACGACAATAAAAGTTTTGTGAACTTGGCTTCCGAAAATTTAAAAACAAAATCGGATTTAAAAAAACTATCTAATAAAGGAAGGGCCTCTGAACCACCAGAAAATCATCCAGACAAAGAAGGATATAAATTAAAAGAAGGGTTTGCCGAATTTATCAGAAAAAGAATTCTTTCTCCGGAAGCCACAAAAAAGAGATACCCCGAATTAGAAAAATTATACCAGGAAGTCGTAGACAACCGGGTAAAAGCTCCTATAGAAATTTTTTCGACAGACATACGAACTTTAGAAGGGGCCACCATTCATCAACAGTTTGAAGCCAGCCGGCAAAATAGAGAAGCTTTGTTAGCTCTTGAAAAAGCAAAAAAGTATGAGAATTTAAAATCCATTTTTAATGCTCGTACTCAGGGAGGCTTAGGCTCTGGAAAATTTGAATTGAGTGGATGGGAAAAAACCTATGCTTCTCTATTTGACGAACGATACCCGGTTTGGAAAGCCTGGGATGTATTACGAAAATTATTGGATATGCCCGGTAAAGAACTGGACTATGGAGGAACCAGTAATTTTGAAAAAGCCGTAAAAGTATTTGCCGGAGTAGGATCAAAAATCACTCATATTTTTTCCAAAGGTTTAATTGATGCCAGTGGAAAATTTAAAATTGATGAATTGTCCGGAAGCAAAATGACGTTGCCATGGATTTTGGGGGCTTTAGATAAAAAATCTCCCCATTTTGCTGAACATTTAAAAATGTTAGAAAATTTATTGCAAGCCCAAAGAACCGTTGAACTAGCCAACTTATTTGCTGAAAGGGATGGATTTACGAAGCCAGGTGTTTCGGAAAAGCAAAGAGAAGAAGCCAAAGCAAAGTATCATATTACTGGTCAAGGAGCCGGACTTCGTTCGGATTATTTGGGAGCCAAAAAAATGCTGGAAACCATTGGTCAAATGGATCCGCTTTTAGTAAAGCAGTTAGAAGAAGGAGCCCGAAGATATAGAGAATATAACAAAGCCTTGTTAGATTACGCCGTTGAAAAAGGTAGAATTTCGGCTGAAACCCGGGATGCTTTAAATGAT